GCATTCGTAATGTTGGTGATGTCTGTAAAGGGCTTGCTTGCGGGGCTGATACGGTTATGTTGGGCTCTCTTTTATCTGGTACAAAGGAAACTCCAGGCGAAATCGAAAAAGTAGGTAAGTGGCCTAATGAACAATTATATAAAAAATACAGGGGTTCAGCATCGCTGGACTCTAAAAAATCAAGAGGTGATGATAAAAATGTGGAAGGAAATCACAAAGTTATTCCATACAAAGGAAAAATCAAACGGATCATTCAAGACATTCAAGAGGGAATTCGTAGTTCTTTCTCTTATGTTGGGGCTAACGATATTTCTGAGTATCATTCTAAAGTAGAATTAATAGAAGTTACAGGTGCAGGAAATATTGAAGGAAAACCTCATTTACTTAATAGTTAATAAGTAAATAGGAGATAGACTTTGGAATTGTTAGAATTTAAAGAAAAATTAGAAGAAGCTTTAGAAACAGAGAATTGGGATATCATACTTGAATTAATTAGTGATATCGAAATTGAAGAAAATTATATGTCACCTTTTACCAATGGTGGCGATGATGATGAAGAAAATTGGTTAAACAAGAACAAATAAGGAAATAGAATGAATACAGGCACAGTAAAATGGTTTGATACTAAAAAAGGTTACGGTTTCGTAGCAGATTCAGTATCAGATGGTAAAGATTACTTTGTACATTTCTCCGATATTCAAACAGATGGCTTTAAGACTTTAGAAGAAGGTCAAAAAGTTACGTTTGAAGTTGGTGAAGGCAAACAAGGTCCAGTAGCAAAAAACGTTACAGCAACGGACTAAGTAACATGGGGCGGAAAGGTATCGACTGATGTTATTTGATAATAGAGTGCAACGGAGTTTGAGCAAGACTCGCTACAAAAGGTTCACAAAACCAAAATGGCGATAAATCGCTACAAGGGTTAGTAATTGATTGGCAATTTGCCAATTCGGAAATGGTGTCTAACGATTTCGTTGAACCAGTTTCAAATTACGAACCGACTTACGCTTACGCATAAGTCTCTGAGTTGTCTAACACTCTGACATAAAAAAAGTTAGACAAACGGTTGGGTGAGATAGAATCCTACCTTAGTGGAAACTATCCCTGAGCAACACAGAGATATGTTGTCGGAGTCGAGGTTACGAACTCGATGGTGTTTTGTTGATTTTAACCAATGATAAATCAACTAAGTTGTGAATGACTCTTTATTAAAGGCAGACAGGACGGGGATTCGATTTCCCCCCGCTCCACAAATAGGTTATTAAAATTATGGTAGAACGTAATTTTTAAACATACTTATAATAGACAACGGGAAAATAAGAATGCGTAAGCTAATTGATTCAAATAGTGTATTGGCGTTTATCTTTTTGATAGTTTTTGCAAATGGATTTATTTCAATTAACATATTGGAAAAGAATAAGAGATATTATACTTCTTTAATGAAAACTATTAAAGAGGAAAATGTTGCATTAACTGAAACTCTAGCAGAGTTAAAAAGTGAAGGAATGGACGTGACTGTAACTATGTACCAACCAGTTCGTCGTCAGACTGATTCTACACCGAACATTCTCGCAGATGGAACGCGTATTAGGACGCAAGATGCGTCCAATTATAAATTTATAGCGGTGAGTAGAAATCTTCTGAAACGATGGGGTGGATGGTTAAATCACGGCGATTTTGTTTTTCTTAAAGGTACAGATCATAAAGATGGTGTTTACCAAGTTAGAGATACGATGAATAAACGTTTTGTAAATCGTATAGATATACTTGAATCTATTGACGTTAAACCATATAAATTAAATGGTCAAATACAGAAAACAGATTTAGTACATTTTAATGCGAGTAATGAATAATTAAGGTTAATAGATGATCAGTTATATCGGTGGAAAAAACCGTATGGCTAAATGGATTGGGAGTTATATTCCCAATGATATAGAAACATATGTAGAAGTTTTTGGTGGGGCATTTTGGGTATATGTTAATGGTGAAGTACATAAAAAACCTATTTTAAAAAATGTTATATATAATGATTTTAATAGGTATATGACAAATTTGTTTGCGTGTTGTAGAAATCCACAAGAATTTTTAAAGTCAATGGAAGAAATTGTTGCACAAGATTCCGATTTATTTTATCAATATAAAAAAGATGTATTTGAAAATAAAAATATTAAAGATATAGAAATCCCTGATTATGATTATGGGATGAAATATGCTTATATAGTTACACAAATCTTTTCAGGGTTAAATCCAGAAAAAGGTAAATTTATAGATTTAAAAGGAAAGTATAGTTCTAAATTTGATGCATTTAGAAGAAGATTAAAAAATCCTGCAGTTATAGAAAAATTAAAAAAAATAACGAATGTTGAAAATATGGATTGTGAAGAAGTTATTAAAAAATATGACAGTCCTAAAACGTATTTTTATGTGGATCCACCTTATTGGAAAACAGAAAATTATTATTCATTACATAATTTTGATACAGATGATCATAAAAGATTAGCTGATGTATTAACAAATATAGAGGGAAGATTTAGTTTATCATATTATGATTTTGATCAATTACATGATTGGTTTCCGGAAGATGAATATGAGTGGGAATTAAAAGATTTTGTAAAACCGGCTTCTGCACAAAAAGGTAAAAGCCAAAATAAAGGAACAGAGTTATTGATTATGAATTATCAAATAGAAAATAAAAAAGAAAAAATTAAAAATATAGAACATGAGTTTTGGAGTTAAATTATGGTTACACTTACAACTGATCAAATTATAGAACGATATAAAGAGTTAATGGAAATGGTAGAAACTTATTTAGAAGGGGAAACTCTTGAAGGAGTTAAATCTATAATTAGCCATTTTGAAAATAGATTAATGGAAGCGCCAGCTTCAGGTAGATTAGATTACCACAATTGTTTTGTGGGTGGATTCATAGATCATACTGTTAGAGTTGCTACAACTGCATTAAAAGTAAAGAAACAATTTGAGGATTTGGGAGTTGAAGTAATACATCCAGATGCTGATGTTTTTATGGCTGCAATGTTTCATGATTGGGGCAAATTGGGTGATTTAGATACACCATATTATAGAGAACAGGATTCTGAATGGCATCGTAATAAGCTTGGAGAATTTTATAAACACAATGAAATTGGAGAATATATGTCTGTAACAGATAGGTCGTTATGGATACTTCAACAGTTTAATGTTAATGTAAGTACTGAAGTTTGGAAAGCAATTAAAATGTCTGATGGAATGTTTGATGCCGGAAATGAACAGTATTACAAAAGACCATCAGCTACCAGAAATGTACTACATTATATAGTACATATGGCAGATTGGATGGCAACGGTTGCAGAAAAACAACACCATGTTCAAGGTGAAGTAAAACAAAAAGAAAAAGAAGAAGAATCTATTGAGAAGTTTAAAGAGCAAATGGAAACTACTACTGAAGTTTTAGCTGCAACAGACGAAACAGAAGTTAGTAGTGATAGAGCTAAAGAACTTTTTGAAGAATTGTTTGGAGATAAATAATGTTAGTAGAAATATTATTAGGAATTTTTATAGTAGCGTTTATAATTGAAGGCTATGTAGTTTTTAATCTTACAAGAAAAGCAGAAATGTTAGAAACGTGGATAGAAGATTTTAGTGAGAGAACGAATAGGGCATATAGTGATATGCAGCGTATTGATTCTAAAGGAGTATTCGAAGCTGACGATGAAGTTGGTGAGGTATTTACACAACTAAGAGATATAACCGAACAATTAAATAAAATAGGATTAGAGGAGCAAGAAAGTGCCAGTTAAAAGAAAAAAGAAAAGTAAAATATATTTTGGGCAAAAAACTCAAGATGCAATTATTAGATATAATAATTGCGATAAAATACCCATTAAAAATAGAATTTATGAGGAGCATATACAGAAAGCTTTTGACAAATTAGCAGAAAATTTAATACATACATTTAAATTTTATTATTTTGATGTACCATTACTAGATGTAAAACACGAAGTAGTGGGATTTTTATTAATGAATTTACATAAATACGATCCAAATAAAGGAAAGGCATTTTCTTATTTTAGTATTGTTGGAAAAAATTGGTTGATACTACATAATAATAACAACTATAAAAAAATGAAACAACATACATCTATAGATTCATTAGATTTTAGACGAAATGTTGGATCTGAAACGGCGAGATTAGAAGAAGATGAATATTATAATGATTTTGTAGAACAAATGGTAGTTTTTTGGGATAATAATTTAACTACTTTTTTTAAAAGAAAAAAGGATTTAAATGTAGCGTATTCCGTATTAGAGTTATTTAAACGGCGCACCACATTAGAAAATTTTAATAAGAAAGCTCTTTATATATTAATTAGAGAAATGACGGGTTCTAATACCCAGCATATTACTAGAGTGGTTAATCAAATGAAACAACAATATTTACTCTTAAATACAGAATATCAAAAAGAAGGTGTTATAGATACATCTAATACTGGATCTATTTTTGCTTAATTAATTTATATGTAATGATAATGAGATTCATTCTCACTATCATCAAATATTAAAGATTCAACCGCTTTTTAGTTCTCACTAATAAACAACTTAAAAACAACCGAATCTTTAAACAAAAAAAGGGAAGATATTTATTATCTTCCCTTTTATTATATCTGATAGGTATAGGTACACCTATCAAAACATTCCACCGCTTACTTGCTGCGGAATAAACCAACCAATACCAATAAAGCTACGAGTCCGGCGAAACCGCCTTCTCCAAACTGACTGATAATTGCTGTTAGGTTTCCAATAACATTGACACCAAAAATGCCTGTTCCGAAGATTACTTCGGAAATAGCACCTATGGCAACAAAGGATAGCATCAAATGAGCTAAGTCATCAATATATCCTTTAACCATTGTTACGACTTCCTTCATGGTTATTCTCCCGTTAGTTATGTATCATAAGGGTATTTTTTCCCTCTAAAATAACTATTTAAGTACTTAAATTTCCGAAATTCTTATATATTTATATACAAGAGGTTTTTAAGTCAGTTATATTTATAAGTGTATAAAAGGGTTCAATACGAACACCATCAGATTAAGGATTGGTAATAAAATATTATGTCAGATTATAAAGTATTTAAAGAAAAATCATTGGCCGATATCTTTGAAGATATCTACAACAACTCATCAGAGAATAAAACACAACTAGATGTGCTAATTAGAGAAGTTGTTGGATTCATCAAAGATGGAGATACAGCGGTTCAGTTAATTCCAGCTATTAAAGAATATTTAGACATCAAGGTTAAGAACGATGAACAGTTAGTAAAAATGGCATCCATTGTTCAAAGATTGGTAGTAGGAGAGCAAAAAGGTTCTAGTGAGTTTGAATTTGGATTGTCGGATAAAGAAAAAGAAGATTTGTTAAAATCTTTAGATCCAGTAGCTAAGGATTTACAAAAATATACAGACGAAATCAATAGTAAAATAGAAACAGAACCATCTAAAATAGTGAAATCATAATGGATAGAGATAATTCTTTTCGAACAAGTAAACCAAAAGGACATAAACCGGATGTTGATGGGCCAAACATCACCAAAAAAGGTGGGGTATATGCGGCGATACAGAAGTATGGTGCTGATGATAGGTTTACAAACTTTCAGATAGATTTTTTGAAAGTAAAAACAGTTATTGATACAGCAGATAAGACCAAAGAAGGGGAAAATGCCCCATACAATCCGAGTAAATTTGGAATGGTTGAAGGTAAATTTATTTTTAGTGAAAAACAGAAATTACAAACTAATGAGTCAAAAGCTTATCCGTTAAACGTTAGTTCATTTGAGTTACCACTTCCAAACGAAATTGTACCAGTTATAAGATACAGCGGAACTAATTATTATTTAGATCAACTTACCTTAAATGGATTTTTACCATCACATAATCCTGAAATTGGAAACACTACTGGGTGGGACGAAGATACATTAAAAGAGATACAAAAAAAAGTTGAGGGTTATGCTGCTCCTAAAAATCCAAAGAAAAGACCAATAGTAAATCGAGGTTCAAAGCAGATTAGCAGTAGATATGGTTCTTCTATTTTAATGGATCATACAGAAGGAAACCCAAGTATTAGATTGAGTAATAATCAAAGTCAGGGATCAGAAAATATCCCATTTTTTACACCAAAATTTTTTAGAGAAGGATCTACTATTTTATTAGATAGTGATACTACATCAAATTTTCCAATAGCTTCAGTACAAAATGTACAGAACATGAATGATAACAATGGTAATAAGATTATACTAAATTCAGATCAATTGATATTTCAAAGTAGACAAGATTCTATACATATAAACAGTCCTGATACCATTTATCTTAATGCACCAAATGTTAAAATTAATAATGAACCAGCAGTAATGGGAAGCGAGTTATCAGAAGTTCTTGATCAAATGGTAGATATGTTGGGGAAAATTATTTCAGGTCTTTTATCTCATCCAGCTACCACAAGCGGATTCACTTCTGGTGCCCAGACAGCCGCGGCTGAAACACATCTTATGGATATACGTGAACAGATATGGGAATCTGGACAGGAAGGATTTCATGCTACAGAAGGAAAACATGGTATTAGAAAATTAAAAGATGGTATATTAGATTCTAAAGCTGTTGATATATAATGGCTAAAACATTTGTAGGTAACAATATAGAAAGAGGAGTTAATGGCATAGTAACTCCAGTTAATGAAGAAACTGGAAAATTAAAGAAGATGAATCGGCAGCTTAAAAGAATGAAAAAACCAGGAATGGAAGATTCAATATCTATAAAAGAGATTGATCTTATGGACGAGGCTTTAACGATTATTGATGCGCTATTAAATAAAATAGATTTTCTTATTATTGATAAGTTAATTGCGAATGCTAGAAAATTTATAAGGGGGGTAAAGGACGGAATTACCGCCGCTAAAGTAGTTGTAATAAATTCTATTACTGCTGCCCCAGCAGTCGCAATGACTGAAGTAATGGAGAAAGGCCAAAAATATATTGATGATGGTGAAGAAACAATAGATGGAATGGCATTACCTGCCATGGTTGGCGCAGGCATGCAGATTTCTAATAGTAAAGGATTAGTGACAGAAAACGCTGCATTAATCAAGGAAGTAAAAGCAGTTAAAGGAAAAGGTGTAGATCCCAAACAAGCTCTTTTGGAGTCAAAGTGGACAAAGGCTTTGAGAGAAGATACTTCAGTTTCATTTTATTTAGAAAGTGAAGAAAATAAAAAATTTGTAGATGAAGATCCACAACGGTACCAAAGTGTTTTAGTAGAAGCAAAGGCTACAGGACAGTTAAGTAAAGTGCAAGGAAGTGGAGATGTTAATATACAAAATAGAATGAAAGTAGAAGTAGACAATCATAAATTGATGGCAAATTTACAAACAGATTATAATGAATATTATGAGATGGTAAATCAAATAAAAGATAAAGAGGAAGATATAGCTATATTATCTGATGGGACAGGTGATTTTGCAGAAGATATTGAAGATTTGAATGTAGAAATACAACAACTAATATCTAGTAGAGATCAAAGTGGAAGTAGATTATTAGAAACTAAGAAAACATATAAGGATAATTTAACTACTTTAAAATCTATAGGTGCTGGCAAATCTCCTACAGGAATGTTAAATAATCGTGAAGTAATGACGTTAGGAAGTTCTCAGAAAACAATTTTATCTAATGCAGTAGACGCTGCTATGTTTATTGCAAGAAATTTTTCACGAAATCTAGGAATGAATGTAAGATATATAGATACAGCAGAAGCTAGTAGAAAATACGATTTTAAATTAATGTGGGATCTTTCAAAAGATCAAAATGGAATGTTTAAGCTTGTAATAGTTCTTGAAAATAGACCAGCTTAATTGTTAAAAATAATAGTTATTAAATAATGGAGTAAATGATGAAAAAAGGCGAGATGATAAAAATAATAGAACGAGTAGTTCGTAAGGAAGTCAAAAAACAAATGAATGAGATATTTATTAAAGGAGATAACTCTTCTTCTCTCACCGAATTAGTTTCAAAATCAATAACCGAAAAAGAGTTTAAAGAACCAATTCGAAAAAAATATAAAGTTGGTAAAAAAGAAGAAATAAAGTATACAAAAAATAAAACTTTAAATAAGGTTTTGAATGAAACTAGAGGTGGATTACCACAAGGAGAAGGAACTGAATCTTACCCAACAATGGGTGGGGGATTATTCGATACTAATAAAGTAACAGAGATAGCAATGAATAGTGGTGAATTTGGAAACACTGGAGAATTTAAAAGAGAATTAGGAGCTGCTATGACAGCCAAGGCTGCAGGAGTTTCAATTGATAAAGTTCCAGAATCTACAATGAAAGCTTTAACAAGAGATTATAGTGGTTTAATGAATGCTATGAATAAAAAGAATACTAATGGCGTCAAATAGAGAATATGATCAAGATCCAGATGTTAATATAGGGATAAGATTGCCAATGGATGAAAATTGGACACCAACAGCAACTACTATGGAAGCAGCTGAGTTTAATATTCAAAACTTACTTAAAACTAAGTGGGGTGAAAGAGTGGCTCATCCTACTTTTGGATGTGCACTTGCATCTATTTTATTTGAGCAAATGGATGATTCTATAAATGATAAAGTAGATGAAGCAGTAAATGATGCAATAGATAAATGGCTTCCATATCTTAGAATTGTAAATATAGAAACCAAAATAGATAATCGTAATAGAAGATTGAACATTTCACTTACTTATGCGCACAAAAATGATCCAGGAAGAACAAATACTACTATAATTGTATATACTTAGGAGTTAAAATATGCCAACTTATAAAAAAGATATATCCTATTTAGGACGAGATTTTGCAGGGTTAAGAAGTAACCTTATAGAATTTGCAAAAACTTACTTCCCAAATACTTATAAAGATTTCAATGAATCTGCTCCTGGTACGATGTTTTTAGAATCTGTAGCATATGTAGGAGATGTTTTGGGTTATTATATTGACGCTACGTTTAAAGAAAGTTTGTTACCTTATGCTGAAGAAAAAAATCAAGTATATAATATAGCACAATTTATGGGATATACTCCCAGATTGATATCACCATCCATGGCTACAGTTACTTTTTCACAGGAAGTTCCAGCTATGACTGATGATCCAACACAACCAGATTATGATTATGCTTTAAATGTTAAAGCAACCACTAGACTATTTGCTCCTAATTTTGGAGTTGAATATAGATTGTTAACTGATTGTAATTTTAAAGTAGATCAGGGAGATGTTGTAAAAGAAATTTCACAAACAGCTACTGATGGAACGATTGAATATTATAGATTACATAAAAAAATAACTGTTGTAAGTGGGTATAGTAAAACAGAATCATTTACATTTGGAAGCCCAATTAAATATGATAGAATAACTTTAGCAGAAGAAAACGTAACAGATATTATTTCTGTAACTGATGGTGATGGAAATACTTGGTATGAGGTTCCATTTTTAGCACAAGATATGGTTTTTTCAGAATTTCAAAATATTGAATCAAATGATACATCATTAGTTCAGTTTGATGCTACAAATCCTTATATTTTAAAAAGATTGAAAACGTCAAAAAGATTTAGAACATATGTAAGAACAGATAGAAAAACTGAAATGCGGTTTGGGGCAGGGACTTTAGTAACACCTGACGAAGAATTAATTCCAAATCCCGATAATGTTGGAAGTAATCTACCAGGATCTCCATCTAAATTAGGAATTGCTTTTGATCCTAATAATTTTACAAATACAAGAGCTTATGGTGAAGCTCCGTCTAATACTACATTAGAAATTACTTATGCATTTGATGGTGGATCTAAACATAATGTTAGGTCAGGAGAAATTAATTCTTTTGCTAATAAAATTGTTACAAGCTTACCTTCAACTTTAGATGGTACTAAAATAACGAGAGTTAATAATTCATTGAGCGTTGTTAATGGTGAACCATCTTCAGGGGGAATGGATGTAGAATCAGTAGAAGAAATTAAACAAAATGCTATGGCATTTTTTCAGGCTCAAAGTAGGTCCGTAACTAGTGATGATATACTTGTTAGAATTTATGCGTTACCTGAAAGGTATGGTAATATAGCTAAAGCTTATGTTGTGCAAGATGAACAAATAACTACACAACCTGGAGAAGAATTAACTTTTACTAAAAATCAATTTGGATTAAATTTATATTTACTTGGGTATAATAATACTCGTAAATTAACTAAATTAAATGATGTTACTAAAAAGAATCTTAAAACATATTTAGATAGATTTAGAATGGTAACAGATGCTTATAATATAAAGGATGCTTATATAGTTAATATAGCTATTAAATTTGATCTATTAACAAAAAAAGGTTATAATAAAAATGAAGTTTTGTTGAATGCAATTAATGAAATGAAAAATTATTTTAATATAGATAGATGGCAAATTAATCAACCACTTGTAATTGCTGAGATGGTAGCAAAGTTAATAGAAGTTGAAGGTGTGGTTGGAGTAGAAACTCCAAGTGATTCTAATCCACTAGGAACAAATATAGTAATAGAAAATAGATATGATACTGCAAAGGGATATTCAGGAAATGTATATGATTTAGGAGACCCAATGGTGATTAAAAATGGTGTAGTTTATCCATCTAGAGACCCAGCAATTTTTGAATTAAAATTTCCAGATACAGATATTATCGGTAGAGTAGTAGGAGACGTCTAATGCATTATTTTGAATACGCTTCAGCAGACGCAACATTATATGAGGGACCAGTTACTCAATCACAAAATACTGGATTGGATGAAATATTAGAAATAAGAAAAGATACTAATAATAATGCTTCAATAATAAATGTTTCAAGAGCATTAATTAAATTTGATTTAACTTATATTTCACAGTCAATTCACTCTGGATTAATTCCATCTGGTTCACAAACAAAATTTCATTTAAATTTATATGATGCAAATTCATCTAATTTAACGACTAGTCAATCTGTATATGGATATGCGGTAAGTCAATCTTGGACAGCTGGAGAAGGTAAATTTTATGATAATCCAAAAGATGAAGAAGGTGTGAGTTGGAGATATAGACACGGAAAAGTAGATACTACACAATGGATAAGTGGTAGTAATAATACTGGTGGTACCTGGTATACTGGAAGTGGAGCTGAAGCTTCTCAATCTTTTGAATGGGAAACTACTGATATGCGTATGGATGTAACTGATATTATGTGGAGATGGTTAGATGGTACAGTTCCAAATGAAGGGTTTATGATTAAAAGAAGTGGAAGTGTTGGTAATGCGGATGATAATGTTGAAGAAGGAAATACTACAAAATATGGTCATTTTGCATTTTTTAGTAGAGAAACAGATACAGTATATCAACCAAAATTAGAAGTAGTTTGGAACGATTCTACGTGGGCAACGGGTTCTTTAAGTCCATTAGTTACTACAGATTTAGAAGATTTAGTAGTTTATATGAAAGGATTAAGACCTGATTATAAAGAAAATTCAAAAGTAAAATTTAGAATTGTAGGTAGAGAAAGATATCCTACCAAAACATATTCTACAACTACCGTTTCTGATAGTGTAACTGTTAAATATTTACCAAGTGCTTCTTGTTATTATCAAATAAAAGATGCATTTACAGAAGATGTAATGGTACCTTATGGGTCTGGTTCTTATTTATCAAGTGATAGCTCAGGTAATTATTTTAATCTTTGGTTAAATGGATTACAGGCTGAAAGATTTTACCAAATAGAATATAAAGTTGTAAGTGGAAGTGGTGTAAGTCAAACAGTAAATTATTATGGTGGTGATTTTAAATTTAAAGTGAGCAGATAATGCCTTATAGTAAGGAAGAAATAAAGCATTTAGCATTTGTTAGAAAGTTAAGAGAAAAAAATGCAGTTGGATATATTACGGATAGAGATGTATATTTAACTGAATGGATAAATAACCCTGCATCTAGTGGAGGACAATCTAATAATGGATGGAAATCTGATAATGGAAAACTTCTACCAGGACAAGTTTTAAATATGGCACCTAAGACCGAAGTAAATGGAAGAATGGTATATAATTTATACCAGGATATTCAAACTGGAAATATTCAACAAGGTATAACTTTCCTCAGCCGACAAGTATCTAATCCAAACAGTGCAACTCCTTCAGGATATGATGTAGAACTTACAGTTAATTTTGTTGAAACAATTAATCACAGTAGAAATAGATTTGTTCCTCACTCTGCGGTAAAAGTTATAGATAATAGATTTAAAGAGGTAGATTATATAACATCAGGTACTAGTACATCTACAACTATTGCTGACACCACATCAGATACAACAAGTGGGAATACTGGTTCCACCAGTAGTACTTCCTCTAGTGGTGGTGGTGGTGGTAGTGGCACTTATAATCCTGATAATCTAACACTGGATACATAAAGGTAAGTAAATGAGTTATTTAATTCCAGATAATATAAAAAGCAGGATAAAGCTTAAACAGGATAGGTACAGTTATGTAACTTATCCTAAGTTAGGAACACTTCAAAGTCCTATAGGTCCGAGAGATTTTATTTTAAAAAGAGCTCTTTATACTGATTCGGGTATTGTAGCTGGTAGTAATATTATACCACTTGATACAGCTTTCGAAGAAAAACATAGAATTCAATTAGCTGAAGCAGTAAATTCGATGGGAATATTAAGTGGTAACATTACACTTCAATATAGTTTTTTACGATGCGAAGCAGGTTCACATCAAACAGTATTAGTAGATAAAGAACGAAATTTTTATAGAGATACAGTTGTAACAAATAAAGGTAAACTGTATAAAAATACTGTTTCTCCTGATGGAGATCCAGATGAAGCTTTTTGGGCTAATGTAATTTCATCAAACGAAGATATAGAACAGTTTAGAGTTTTTTCTAAACGATTTACTTATGAAATTGCTAACATTTCACCTGCAAGAGATGAAATTGAAGTTAAATTAAAAAGTGGTTTGAAAGATAATACCTTTTACCAAAATTCATTTGATGATTTTAAAAGTGGTTATGAAGATAAATTATCATATAAATCTGATGATATTAGTTATCAGATAGTAGATTCTAATAAATTACAGGCATTGGATGTATCTACTATGGCAGCAGGAGATCCCATTGTATCATTTAGCAGTAATGACAAAATTGAAACTTTTTCTGATATAACAGTAGTAATTCCCAAAGCTTTTATTGTATCTACTAGAGAAGAAGAGAAAATAACGGTTACCCAAGAAATATATAGGGAACCTACACCAACTCTTGAACCCTCTGCAGCACAATCTCAAGAGTCCTCAATGGGCCAGTGGAGATGGGTTATAGATTGGAGTGGGCAAGGTAGTAATGGAGCATGGGTTCCAAATGTAGAGGGATTAGAAATAACGGATGAGGGAGCAATATTATATCCAGGAAATTTGATTACAGGTATGCCATTAGATGTAGCTTCTATCCTAGAGAAGTTTCATGAAAATTCAAAAGAAACTCTTACAACTCCTATAATACCAGGTTTTCCATCAACAGATGATTTAATTGTTTATACTGATCCTTCCGATGTTGTCCAAACTACTAATGATTCGAATTCTTCAAATCAAAATGAAGTAGGCAGTAATGATTCCGACGAGGCAGGTGAAGATTCATATTTAAAAGCAATTCACTTTTCTGAACCTTTTAAAGCTTGGTTTAATAATAATGCTAATGGATTATTTCATCATCCAGTATGGGGTGGAAAGTTACCAACAGATTCGCAATTATTATTTTATTTTGTAGAAAAATCTACCTCTGGAACTTCTACTGAACATTTAGGTATGTTGCAAATATTAATATCTGATTTTCTTGTGAGTAGAGAAGATTGTATAGAGAAATTATTAGCTGATTATATGTATGTCGATCCTAACCCAACAGCAGCAAAATATTTTAGAGACGTTGAAAAGAAAGAGCGAGTTATGGTAACTGATTATGCGCCATATAGAGCTACGCTTACTGGTTTTGATCGAGAGGGTGATAAGGTAAGTTGTTTTAATATTAAACATAACTATAAGGGAGAGTGGGATGGTACGAAGAGATCCGCGCAGACTATTGAAGAAGCCGCCGGAGTACTGGGTATTACTTATGAATCTATAAATACTGATATAAAGGAAATTAATTTCATCATTGGGGCAAAGCAGATGATGGATTTAACCTATTATGCTGTTGTAGGACAATCTTCATTACATCTTATTATAAATAAATTAGACTTAGACGAAACAATGGTTTTAAAATTATATAATCCGTTATCAAATAATGTGCAGTTGGGCGATGATATATATTTTACTAGAGAAGTAATATCCCACCAACAATATGATTTAAATTTAGTTAATTTTACACAACCAGTAATACCTGATACTATATTGAGATTACCTTCAGGCACTTCTGTTGGTGAACCAATAGTGAGAAATAGGTCAACTGAATATCAAAATTGGGATGCTTTATTATTTAAGAGTAGCTCATTAGCACAGGATATAGAACAAGATATTATAAGTGGGTCTATGAATGAAGTACGCTTAAATATAGATTATTCAAATTATGATAAATTTATGAAATTTGGTTCTGCAGAAAAGCGATTGGAAAATTTTAAAACTAAATTGGGTAATATAGAATTACATAACGCTTACAGTCAATCAATTGCAGGCACATATTATGATACAGGATATTTGGGAAATGACCCAAATACTACAATAGAAAATGCAGGAACTGATGCTAGAAAATGGGAAATTGCAAATAGTGAAGTTGTAAATAGTTTTGATGGATATGAAAGATATTTGTATTTTGAAAGTTCCTCATTTAAATCTGGTAGTAGTTCTCAATATACATCAGCTAGTCTTGATTTATTATATGATGCATCATGGCCTAAGAAAAATACTACTAAACCGTATATTTTATCTGAAATAACTTCTTCAGATGCAATATCATGGTATAATAATCAAATAGTAAGTGCATCAGATTTTGATCATGAAAATAGAGATAGGCTATTATATCATTTACCAGAGCATATTAGAGATGATATGAACAATGATGCTTTTTCAAAATTTATAGATATGACTGGACATCATTTTGATAATATAAAAAATTATATTGATAGGTTTGGTCAAATTTATGAAATTGATGAATCTTTAGATAAAGGATTATCTAAACAACTTATTTATAGTGTAGCAAAAGGGTTTGGTTGGAATTTACAAGACGGATATGATTTAGCGAAATTAGATAAGTTCTTTTTTGGTAAATCTGTAGATAAAACTAATTATGCTACAACTCTTTATGCTAGCTCTTCATTACAGGATATTTCACGAGAAGTCTGGAAAAGAATTATAGCCAATATGCCATTATTTTTAAAATCGCGTGGTACAATTGAATCGTTGAAAGGATTAATAAATTGTTATGGTATTCCATCTACAATATTAAGAGTTAGAGAATATGGTGGTCCAACTATTACGGATGTAGAACCTATATATGAATTAAGTAGGAAATTTTCAAAAGCTTTAGATTTTAAAGCATCTCAATATGTTTCTGGTTCTTGGTCACATTCTTTAGGATTGGGTAATGCACAAACAGCAAATTCTATGGAGTTTAGATTTAAAGCAGCATCAAGTTCTGATCAGACATTAGTTCAGGGTGGTAATGGAGTTATTGGTGACCAATTTGGAATTCATTTAAAAGATAATGGTTCTGCAGATAATATTGGTAGATTATCATTTTCATTAAGTGGGTCTGCGGGATATGTTACTGCATCAACTGAACCATTACCATTTTATAATGGAGATTATTGGTCTGTAATGTTGGCAAAAGAAACAGTTACAGATGAGTTATTGAAGGGAGAAGATGGTGTAACTAATCTATTTGAAACTGGGTCATTACAATTACCATTTAAAAATTGGTTTGGTGGAACTGCTGAAATAGTGAGTGGCAGCACAGAAGTTTATACTGGAAAGTATGCTATTAAGGTTACACAAACTGGAGTACTTAAATCTACAGGTACTGATGACGCTCATCCACGAATTACTACTCATTCATCCCCGTATCTTAATCCTCATGGAGAAATTGGAGCACACGGAGATGGTAGATTTGTAACTGCATCTATGGGAGATGTATTTTCATTTTCTGTATGGGCTAAAACAGGAAATGTAAACGGAGGCAGCCTACATTACTCGTTATCAGAGTTGGCTCCAAATGGATCTCCTATAATGAGTAGGGAATCCGGTAACGGATCTCCGGTTACTAAGAATTGGAAATTACATACTTTTAAATTTAAAATTATAAAAAAAGCTACATCTCATATAGGAATTCGATTAGAATTCGCACAACATAGTGGTTTATCTAACCGAACTATATTTTTAGACGGTGGAACACTTACAAGAATCTTTGATGAGCGAAACGAAGTTGTTGCAGGAGCTAATAATGTTGTTTATAATTTAGTTGCTAAACAATATGATGCGGGTAGAGATGTAATTCAATATACTGGTAATACCACTTTGGATATGCCAGGTGATCAGAATGCGGCATCAGCATCATATAATACTGCATATAATAATACTGGTTCACTTTATATTGGTGGATATACTACAAATGATTTTGGTGGACAGTTTAGTGGTTCTATGATGGAATTTAGAATATGGAAATCTAGATTAGACGAAAAATACTTTGATCAGCATGTAGAAAATCCACAATCCTATGCGGGAAATAGTATAAGTGCTTCATTTCAGGATATTGCTTTAAGATATAGTTTTAATGAATCTAAGAATCATAATAGTGATACAACTGTTAGAGATACTTCAACGGATCAATCTTCACCGATTGCTGGAATAGCTACTGGATTCGCAGATGAAACAAGTTATTCTAGTGTTGTTGATAGAACAAAATTTCCACTACCAAAATTAGGTGGGATTAGAAGAAATGCAAATAAAATAAGAATTGAAAAAGCACATTATCTAGATCGAATTGGTGAAAATATAAATTTAAGCCCTACAAATAGAGTTGAAATTTCATCGTACGATAGAGCACCATTAGATTTAAGTCGAGTAGGAGTATATTTTTCACCTGCAGATGTTATAAATCAAGATATAATGGATCAATTATCAGATTTTAATTTTGACCAGTATCTTGGAGATTCGAGAGATGACGAAGAATATCAATATAGGGGATTAGATCAAGTAAAAGAAGAATATTTTAAAAAATATACTGGTGCTAATAATTTTTGGGATTATTTGAGATTAATAAATTATTTCGATCATTCATTATTTACTCAATTGGAATCTTTGTTACCTGCAAGAAGTAAAGCAGTAGTTGGAGTATTATTGGAGAATAATATATTAGAAAGAAATAAACAACCTATAAAACATCCAACATTTGAAAATCCCGTTTTTGAAGATACTATTAAATTAGAAGAAGATGATGGTGGATTTGTTTCTTCAAGTGCTGAAAATAATTATTTAGAAGTTACTCAAAATATAACACGACTTGATAGAGAAATAGATGAAGATTCTTCTTATGAAATGTTTTCTGATAATCAATATTATGAATCAACTATTAGTGGGGATATTTTTTCTAAACCTTCATTGAGAGATTTAAATAGAGTAGATACTTTTGGACATTTTGGAAGAAACTATACTACTGCTAGTATTTACATGGGAGGACCAACAACTGTTTTTACGGAAGCAATTACCACGATAAACAATCAAAGAACTTCTCAATTTAACAAAAAACCAATGTATATTTATAGTAGTAAGGAAAATTTTTTACAAGGAACAGCGGCGTCTGTTTCATTTGTAACTTCTAGTTTTGAAAAGATAAGTGAACATTCAACTGGATTGCGTAGAATTAATTTTGAAGGTAGTAAAAATACTGCTACTACTGCATTATCTTCATTAGATGTAAATGGTAAGAAAGATTATACTCCAGTTACCTATATATTAACAAATCCATATGCATTAGTAGGTGATGCACGTGACAGTGTACAGTTAAGAACAGAATTTGATACTGGAAACGAAAATGATTAATAAACTTAATTAAACTTAATTTATATATATTTATAGGTAACAAAGGTTGTCTGTGATCATATATTACAAATCGGAGAAATTAAAAAATGGCGTATTTAAATAAAACAACACAGGTCTTGAAGGCTATCCTTACCAATAAAGGTAGAGAAAAGTTAGCACAAGGAGCTTTTAATGTATCTCATTTTGCTTTAGCAGATGATGAAATAGATTATACATTATGGGATACCGCACATCCATCTGGTTCGGATTATTATGGAACCGTTATAGAAAATTTACCATTATTAGAACCAGTTCCAAATGAAACTAGTGTAATGCGATATAAACTTTTAAAAAGTACAGATCATTTAGATAAAAGCGCTGGAATGAAAATGGCTACTATTGGAGGTTCTTTTAATAATAAAGTAAATACTAATAGTGGAATTTTAGATTTGAGTTGGAAAAATGTAAGTAATGCTGGGGATGAAGATTCTTTACAATGTCAAACACTTAATTTACATTCAAATTCTGCACCTGAAGGATATTCTTATACATTACTTAATACAAATATAGCTTATCTATATTTAGATGATAATCCAACAACCGCTGGTAGATTTTCTCAACCTACAGAACAATCTCTAAGATTTAGAGCTTCACAGACATTAATATCGCCCCCAGGTAATAATACTATTAAAATTAAAGCTAAGAGAATTACAAGTACACAAGATCTTTCAAAAACAACTTGCATAGTTACTGGATTGATGTCTGGTGCAACTGCAGCATTGACAATTAGAGTTAATTATAAGGCAAATGAATAATGGCATTTTTAGATAAAAGCGTAACTGTGTTTGTAGACGCAGTTTTGACAGAATTGGGTAGACAACAGTTAGCAACTGCTGGTAATCTTAATATAAGCAAATTTGCATTAGCAGATGACGGTGTAGATTATAATCTTTTTGATGTTACTCATTCGAGTGGACCTGATTATTATGATAATGCTATTTTGAATATGCCTATATTGGAAGTTATGACTAGAAGTGTAGCGGTAGCTGAAGATGGAAAAGATGGAGCAATGAAGTTTCCGTTGAAAGATAAACTAGATGATACAGTAGATACTATTCTTATAACTGGAGTTCCAACATCTACCGAAACAGTAGGAGCATTCGATTATTTTGTGATATCACCAGTTACAGAAAATTTTGGAGAAGATGAAGAATATACTTTAACTTTACCAGACGATGTTTTCATTGATGTATTTAAAGAAGGTGAAGTAATAACAGTAGAAGAAGCTGGATAAGGTAGGAGAATAATAAATGCCATATAAGACAAGAACAGGTAAAAAATTTATATTGGTAGCTAAATCAGTTGTTGGTAAAACTGCAGCTATATTCCCAGATAAAAAAGTAACTATTTCCGGTAAAGGACAAAAATCGGGAAAGGAATTTTCAACTGAGATTACTATTAAGGCAGGGACACCAAAACGTATTTTAAATGGACATTTATTTAATATTGATGGTACCATAACCGCACCGTCTCCCCCACCCACAACTACTTCATCAAGACCTCCAACCGCAAGTTTTACCTACAGATCTGAGGATGGTTAAGAATGGCAGGACAACAAACATTAACAGCACCAGCTACTGTAGTATTTACGGATGCTTCAATAGGAGAAGCATTAACATATAGTTGGAAATTTGGAGATGGATCAGATGCAGCCTCAATAAATCCAACTCATACTTATCAAAATCCAGGTACCTATACAGTAGAATTAACTGTAACATCGGGAGACGATTTATCTAATACTGCTACCGCAGATTTAGTAGTATATCAACAAAGTTCTGGTAATGGCAACGGCAACGGTAACAATGGTAGGGACGATCTGGATCCAGAATAAATGAAAATTTTTAATGAAAATAATATTTAATATAAATAGGAGAACATAAAATGCCAATAGGAGACGCATCAGGCGTATTTCAACTTTTTGAAAAAATGGAAGATATAGTGGCGAACAGAGTTACTACAGTTTCAAGTGGTATATGGTCGAGCGGAGGAACTACATTAACTCAAGGATCTTCAACTTCTGGATTCTATTCATCGTCAGCGCAAAGTGCATCTAGTGGAGATTATTATACTGATGTACATCAAGAAGCATCATCTTCAACTACATCAGAAGTACAATTTAGTGTGACTTATGGACATCATGCTGGTAGTGGATCAAAAAATGCTACTGACGGTACAAATGCAACCGCGGCTATATATTCACAATTTAAAAATGTAATTGTGTCACCAACTCAAACATATTTTAAGTATGGTGCAAGTGGAGCTGAATTAGAATCATCTTCATCATATTTTATCTCAATATCAAGAGCTCGTATGAGAGAGAAGGTAGATCCAGGTAATTGGGAAATAAGACTACAGAGTGGTAGTGCCGCGAATACAATTTGTTTAATTGATGATAGTGACGCAACTGCAGATTCTAGTGTTGCGAAGGGAACTACATATTTTAATATAGTTTCAGGAAGTATAAGAGGCGGTACAGCATCTTATAAGTATTCATCTGGTACAACCAAAATGTATTATGGTAGATTCTATCCGTTTTTAGGTGTTTATATGTTAGATAGTGGTAAATTAGATTTACCCTGGGAAGTTGGTGGATCACAACAGACTCAAAAAGGTCTTTCACTTAGTACTGGATTAAGTACTAATGCGGATGATAATAATTCTAGTAAATTGTTTAATTCATTTAATGTTACTGGTGGATATTTTCAAGCAAGACGTGAAGAAGATATTAAGTCAACTCATTATTTTTGTAGAGTAAATAATCGACGATATAATTTTAGTCAAAACCCAACTTATTATACTGGAAGTGGTGAATTAACAAATCCAACTTATGTAACCGATCCTCGTACATATATTACTACGGTAGGATTATATAATGCTAATAGTGAATTGTTAGCGGTAGCTAAACTTAGTAAACCGTTCTTAAAAACTCCGGCGAGAGAAGCAGTAATAAAAGTAAGACTTGATTTTTAAGTGAGGTGAGCCAATGTTTAAGCCGATTGGAGAAGGCAACGCAACAATCACCCCGTTTAAAGTTTTTAAACAATACGAATTCACTAATGCGGATAGTGGAAGTGGAGTTTTTATTCTTGAAGGCACTAGTGGGAGCTATTTTAATTATAGTACTGCGTCTGCTCAGTCAAAATCTTTAGGTACTTTTAATGAGTTATCAAGGTCTCTTGGAAAAGACAAGGATACTTGGTATAGTATAGGTACTTTTTATAATCTTCCTGTTTATAATTCAATTAATCATTTATATTATAAATTTGAACAACAAAATAATCCTAAGGGACTATCCCCCCAACCACAATTTAGTTTTAATCAAGATCCTTGGCCTAGAGATTCATCCGGGTCATTTTTAAATAGAATACATAATAGTTTAAGAGTTATTAATATACCTAGAAAATTTTTCGGAGAAGAAATAAAACCTGGGACAGTACAACTTATTGATAATTCTTTGACAGATGAAACTCTTACTTTAGTAGATGATGAAAGAGGACATTTATATGATTCTGTTTATTCATCAAGTTTTGCAAGAAGGTCATCATCATTATCAGGGTCTAATGTTGTGGTAGGTGATTCTGTAGGAAATGTATTTTATGATCAAGGTTTTATTGTTATAACTGATACTGGGTCAAAATATGGTAATGTGGCTAAATTGGAAGGCACTGATGGTTTTGAATTAGAATTTCAAGGAACTAAAACTATTAGAGAATATGAATTTTTGTGCAATATACAAGAATATGAATATAATGGTACAGATAATATAAGTGCAACTCCAGGTAGAAGTGGCTCACAATTACTTGGAAGTGATTTATCTGGATTTTTTATGGAAGGAGTTCATACTCAATTGACAGGATCAGTTTATAATGAAGTTGGAACTCAAGAAGAATATGATACAGGTTCTGTATATAGACCAGCAGGAGTATATTCAAATTTTGTAACTCATTCAGCTTTTAATCCATATATAACAAGTATAGGTTTATATGATGATAATAAAGAATTATTAGCGGTGGCTAAATTGGCCCGCCCAATAAAAAAACCAAAAGAATATGATATTTCCTTCACGATAAGATTTGATAATTAAGGATTTTAATATTTATAGTTGTAAGAAACATAATATTTATTTATAGTATAATAAAGTCTATACCTTTTTTTCTAAAAGGTTACTTCACTTAAAACATAACTAGGAGATTTACATTGCGTAAATTTTTATTGGGCTTGATGTTGGTGATGAGTTTTGGATATACCCAGACACCAATTATCAGACTTATGCAATCGCGGGAATATAAGACACCAAAGATGTGGTGGAGAGACCAAGAGACATTTAAATTGCGGGGATACTTGGCAGATGATACTACTGGCTTAGCTAATCCAACTAATGGTGTTTACACAAGTACTACAAAGGGGGTTGCTTATAAGAATAACAACTTTGATGCTTGGAGAGATTCAGTAATGACAATTGCTGTTACTATGGATGATAATGGAGCAACCGTAACATCCTTTCGATTAGATTTAGTATTTGATAATGATTTAATTACTTGGGATAACACAACTCTTACAGGACACGACTCAACTCGTGTAGAGAAAGGTGCTTATTTAACAGGTTATACTGCGGGAGCGGCGGCATCAAATGATTATTCATATGAGGTAACTTGGTATAATAATGTTGGATATATAGATTCAATACAAACTGCTGGCAGTGAAAAATCTTCAAGTGATACTCGTTATGATTGGTTAAGAATAACTATGGTATCTCATAGTTCTGATAGTATAACGTTTGGTAACGGATCAGGTAAACAAGTTGAATTATTAAAATTACATTTTAAAATAGATGATGTTGTAGATAATTTTGGAGCACGAGATTTTAGAGTTGCTACCAAGTATGAGGGTGGCGCAGGATATTATAC